GGTCAGTCGTTCGCGGATCACTTCGCCCTCGATCAGCGTCGCTCGCTTCTTGATCAAGTCTTCGAGTCGAGTGAGTATGTCGTCCTTGGACATCAGATCAATCTTCGCGGTCAGTATCTCACGTCGATCGATGTAGAGTCCACCGGCTTTCCCTCGATGGACCTCGGCGGTAATCGCTGCGGATATCTGTCCTTGGTCTTTGGCTTCTTCCCTCAGATCATGTAGAGTGGACAAATGGTTCTCTAGAGAAATAGCATCCTTCTGTGAAGCTGAGATTTCCAAGTCTATGAGGTAGTTTCGTACAACTGGGTTATGATTTAGTAAAACACTGCCTTGTGTCTTGGCACCCTTTCGATCTTTGGTATACCCTGCTTTAATCGCAGAGTCTGTAGCGGTTTGTCCTTTTAAATACTCTCTACAAAACTTCTTTTGTTTCGAGTTGAGTGGTTGCCACACCTTACCCTTGTCGTCGATGAATGCATTTCCATCTTCTGTCGGAACCAATGAAGTATATATCAACTGTTTCATTCTAACTTCCTCGTTTGTGATAGAGTTATTAGAATCTTAATATATTTATTATCTTTTTAATACTTTTCTCATGCCCTCTAGTAATCTTACCTGATGTTTCTAATATACTAATAGAATTCTATTACTTTTGCTCTCAACCTCTTTCCACTGTCCATGAGACCTACAGATCGATTCTATTACTCTATTAGAGATATTAGTAGTTTTCGTTATTTTTTTCTAAAAACTTTTTTAATTCTGAGAATAACAATACTAATATCCGTAATAACAAAAACCCCCATCAAATCGCTCTGATGGGGGTCAAGGGAAAACCTTTGTTTGTTAGTTATAAACGTTTCATTTAGCTCGCCTCTGTTCTTCCTCCCACGCTAACAGATGCTTGGCATGATCCGCTATTAATTTCGCATAACGCTGTTTGCGTATCCCGTCTAAGTATCCGTTAAATGGTACGAAGTCGATATGTCTGCGGTGCTTCTTCTCTAAATACGTCTCATGGTCTCCGGACAATCCGTACACTTGTTCCATGTGCTCCGGTTCTCCCCCCATGCGTATGTCTTCGTACGCTTCGATGATCGCCGCTACGTCTTTAATTTTAATATTCATGCTCGCAACCCCCCTTCCAATCTAATGTATTCAGTCGGAGCACTGGAGTATTCACAACCGTTCGAGCTTAAACTAATAAACTTATCTTTTCCATCAAAAGCTACTCGTATGATATGATAACCGTTGGCTGGATAACTCATATACGCTGAGCTATATACTGTATGCCAATCATTGGAAGGTAAAAAAGCTGGCTTGTCGTCTTCATGTAGCTCTGGACAATACCACTGTATCATATCATGGTCTGCTAACAGGTTTTCTATGATACTAACCACTCGTTCCTGCTCTGGTCCTTCCTCTGTTCTCTCTTTAATAGCCCAAATAATGTGGTCTTTGCTAATTATTTCAAACCCGTCTTTGAACTGTCTTTGATTTTCGTTGTTCATGCTCCCTCCCCCTCTGGTGGTGTGAATAATTCGAAAGCAGGTACTGCCTTCCCTGTATATTCTTCTTTATCTAATCTTAGTACAAATCCCATTAGTTGTGGTCCTGCATGGTTGTCAAAACAATGTACCTGATTCATTATGTAAGTGTAATGGTCATCTACCCAAGTCACCATATTCACTGCGTCTTGGTTCGCTGGAAACGAATCGTGTTTAAGTAACGGTGTTTCGTCTATCAGTTTCCAATCACTTGGTATGTCGTCTGTTGTTATCTCTGATAAACCTGTAATGGAATGCCATTCGTCTATTCTATTAAACGGTATAGTTGAATGTTTGATAATCTCATCCTCTTGGTTAAGTGCAAATTTTAATATTTCGTTGTTCATACTTTTTCTCCCTTATACTCAATAGTATTATGTAAGTAACAAACTGGATCGCCGTCTGTCTTCTCGGCTAATGTAACCACTGTTGGTTTGCATTGTTCTGAGTCGATCTTAGTAATGACTAAGTCGATTTGGTTTTCTCCGTTGTCATCATCAAATGGTATCTTAACGCCTAATTTAATAATCGGAAAATTAGTCTCGTGTATAGCTAAGTTTTTATCGTACATATCTTTCTCCCTTTCTATGGTTTATAAAATCGTAAACGGTACTATATATAAGGTTATATTATACCCCGCGACCAAAGCGATTAAAACCAGTATTGGACGGCTACGACGGCGCAGGCGACTATTACCCTAAGTTAAACATTTCGCTATTATTATCTAATGAACACAATCCTTGCAACAAATCGTTCAGATCAGTTTCATACTCACTATCCCAGTTCGTTCCACCAACATTAAAGGATTCTTGCTTTCTAGACGACATTGTCGTTCCTAGCTCATCTACTACAAACCGTTTATTCCAGTAGTCTATACTTTTTATGTTAATCCCATCCTCTTGGTCATCTCCTGTAGCGGTAATGAATATAACATCATCATCCTCTAGTAAATCAAACTCATCTTTCATCACTCGATCTACTTTTTTATTACTAAACTTATCGAAATGATTTGCTCTCCGTTCCCATCTTTCCCCTAGAATCAAATTATTGAAAGCAGGTTCGTTATTAATATCTCGGATGTATTCGAATAGCGTTTTCTTAGTATATATAAATAAGAAATCAGCACTTGTTTCCCACAAACTTCTAATAATCACTACTGGTCGGTGTCTTCCATTAGAACTGTTCATATCTTCGGTCACTATTTTGGGTGACCAGTCTATCCAGTTACTGTATCTATCATAATGTATTTCAAACCAATAATCAGGGGTAAGTGTTAACCTTCTATTTGAATCCATCTCAATTTTCGGGCTGTCCCAGTGTTCTGTATTCTTTATGAAATGACTGTAGTTATCATCTGTGGTCTGCATCTGAATCATAGCAAACTCGTTACCGTTTTTCCTAACCGCGTTATGTATTCTATCTAACTGTTTCACTTTTTTGTTTAAAGTCACTAACATTTCTTTATAGTCGTTCATTTCCCTTTCTCCCTTTCTAATGTTATACTAATAAATGTCTCTTTCCACTTAATAAATCTGGATCATTGATTCCCGATAATCCGTGATGCATTAATTCAAATGTATGAAAGTAATTATCATAAACAAATGAAAATACTTCTAAGTCTATTTCGTAGTCTTCGTCGGTGGGAATATCTTCTAAGATTTCCGCTATATAATTTACGTTTAATTTTTCTAACTCATCCATGAGCTCTTGTTGCATCATTCCAGACACTCTATGAACGAGTGTATTGTCGTCTTTCCAGTTGTCTTTGTTGACTACGTCTTTCAAAGACCCTAAGTATGTATCTTCTCTTTCTTTCATTTCCCTTTCTCCCTTTCTATCTTTCTAGTTAAAAATCGCGTTTAACCGCGCCCTATATAAAGGTATATTATACGCGGGATTTTGCCCGAGTAATACCACGGCTAGGAAAAACGCAAGCGATTAAAGCCGTATAATTCTAGCTTCGCTGTTTGTCGTGTCTCGTAATTTGAGCTATATGTCCTTCGTGATGGTCGCATCCTCCACTGACCGCAAATATATTATAAATATAATCGTTATCTTCGAACATCATTCCGTAAGCGTCTGTAGTATATGCATCTTTCGGCTTAATTACAGACTGCTCGTTCTCGTGTAGAAATAACCCGTTTTCCCCACTTAGTACGTTTGGTTCACTAACTTCTACCATAACTTCTAATAAACTATTTCCATCTTCTGATAGTGGTATCACCGAATGCCATTCGTCCACTCGATTTTTATCAAGCTCAGCCTGTATTCTTTTATATACTTTGTTCATACTGCCTCCCCTGTATTTGTTATTCTTCTAGGAGTTCTAATAGTGTATCCCGTGCCGCCCATGTAACTAAAATGTACATAGTTCCAATCGGCATCTCTCTCGTAGGTCACGTGCACTGTACTCTCCTCGCTGATTGGAGGAGAGTCGTCTTCGTTTCTACATAACTCGGTGTACTGCCCGAGTTCCTTAGTGTATTCGATCATAGACTCGTCACAGTCAACGATTGGTTGGTCTGTTCCAGTACTGATTTCTATGTTCGTGTGCCCTGTTTTAGTAAATAATATTTCTTTCATTTCGCGTACCTCATAATTGAATTCCATATAGTCCAATGACCTGTATCGTTCTGGTAAAAGCTAGTAATCGTATAGTAATGATACTCACTCACTACTTGGGTTACTACGACTCCTTGACGTGCAATCTTTGAAACTTGTTCTACGATTGCGTGGTCGATTCCACCGGCTATATTTTCTACGGTGTACTTATCTTCGTTCAAAAATACTTCTTCTAACTCTGTTACGTTAAACATCTTTATCTCCCAATAGTTTTAGTATCGTTAATAGTAATATATCCGTATGGTCCTTTATTGTAGAGCGGGGCATTTTGTTTCTGTCGCTGTTTGCTGCGCTCTTTGGCTACGGTATCCCCACACGGTAGGCAAGTCACATATCCTATACTGACTCGGGCGGTGGGTATTGCGTCACTACATACTCTGCAGTTCATATCTTTCTCCCTTTCTAGTTATAAATCGCGGCTATAACCGCGCGCGTACCTATAGTATAACCTAGATAGTAAACGAGTAAAAGCAGTAAAAGAAAACGCAGTAGACTTTAATCACGGTCTCCGAAATATAAATAAATCGCGTAAGCTCCCGCTAATATGAATGCAAATAGTATCGACACGTTAGTCATAAGTAATTGAAATGCTTGTTCTTCTTCTATAACTTTGAGATAGAGTTCTTCTTCATTCATTGTCTCTCTCCTGCATCAGTTTATTAAAGTATTTGTCGCGTTTTTCTTCGCTCTTATACCAACGTCGCTCCTCAGCGAATTCAGTAGAGTAGAGCACTCCGTAGTTAAAGTCTGACTCTAGTGACGACCGTCCTAACTTGCGTATAGTGCAGTTTTTCTTTAGCTCTAACTGCTGTCGTTGTAGTAGTTCCTCGTTGTGAAGTGCGTACAGCATATCGTCGTTTTCACTCATTAGTAATACCCCGCTATTTCCATTCCGGGCTCGTCAAAGAATGCAGATACGCTTATATCTTTAAACTTTTCACGTAGAGCGTGTATAACGGGTTCCGGTGGCGACCATGCGGTATCAAATTTATAAACGAGATACTCGTCATCCATATCTGCTATCTCACCGTTAAAACTATTCCACTTAGTTCCCCAGTGAAGTATTTTCCAGTCGTACCAGCTATCAGTTCCATATAGTTTGCGTAAACGTCTGTTTTTAAAAGTCTCTGGATCTGGCACAGGAACTAAAGTATTCTCTAACTCCTCAGGCATAGGTAGAATGTTATTAAAATCGAAACAGGTATCTTTACCCTGTAAGAGTTTTTTAACTACCGCTACGTCTTTGGCTTCGCCTTGAATTTCTATTCTATTTGCACAATGGTTTGCCATTACGCTACCTCCTCATCTTGTAGTGACATAAAGTGATCATCTTTGGCTTGCGCTTCATCAAGATCTTTTTTCACAGTTCTTTTCCCATTGCCAAACCGCTCTGCTTTGTAATATAAATCTCTCATACGACACTCATAAGCGTGTTTCGCAAACTTCGCTTTAGTCATCTTTGGAGCGTTGGTATGTAGTCCGATATGTTTGTAGATATCTTTGGGAGAAATTATTTCCCACTCCCAGACAGGTTCTAAACTTTCTACTTCAATCTGATTTTTATAACAACCTGTTTCTAATATCACACAACGACCGTAAAACTCTTTCCAGTTGTCCTTGGTTATGTCTCCCATACCTATGGTCATGGTTGCAAATATTAACGTTTCGGTTAACTGATTGAGTTTGACTCTACCTTTTGTAGAGGGAACCCATAAGTCTTTGTAACCTATGATATTTTTCGTGTCGTAATCTAATGACATTGCTTTCTCCTTTCTAGTTAGTTTGTATTATTACCCTTATAGTATAGCTAAGAAAATAAGCGAGTAAAAGCAGTTACCGAGCCTGTTGTTTTTCAATTTTACTTAACTGTCGTAACACTCCGTTCCAGTAGTTTCTCGCCCATACGCTGATATTGGGTTTTTTAAGTATCGTAATCACAGCTTGTTTACTCATCTGTTATGCCTCCATAGGGATGATGTTCGTACTAATTCAAGGGGGTATAGAGGATCTGCTCTATCCCATTGCCGTTGTGCTGAGTATTTATATTTATTAAGTGGATCATCTAGGTAAAAACTCATTAATACAAAATTATCTTCTTCATCTAGTATACTCATTTTAGCTAAAGGATTCTTAAACATAGTCGTTATTAACTCACGAGCCCATGGTTCTTCAAATCCTGCATCGTAAGTATTCGCAGCAATTTCTTCCCACTCTTTTTCAGCATATTGGCTTTCTAACCATGCTACGCAGTTTTGGTAATCATGTTTATGCTCACCGCCTACGTTCCATAGAGTAACTTCGTAAGTTTCACTCATGCTAGTAACACCTTGTGTTCTCTTGCTTCTGTAGCGTACTCAGATAAAGTCTTAGTAGGTGTGAAAGACGTATCACGTTCTACCGTTAATCCGAATGGCGGTAATTTGAGCTCTGTTAGTTCTTTTAAACTCACGTTACCTAGTTCTGGGTAGCCCATGCCTAAATCACAAATTCCAAACATAGTATCGCCATCGTCTTCTATTTCAGATATTAACCATGTTTGAGATCCTGTTGGGTTAAACAACTTTAAGTATGGCTTGTTAGTCTCTGTATCTCTTGGGTTATTCTTGAGCTTTTTCATTATTTCTTTGGTAATTAATTTCATTCCTTTCTCCTTTCTAGTTATTATTTTTTACTACCTTATAAGTATAAATACGAATATAGCGAAAGTAAAGCAGTACAAGATTAGTCACAATCCTGACAATTCATTGCATCTATCCGTGCGGGTATAACTTTCTCTTTATTGCATTTAGTACAACAACGTCCATCTTTTAATGGAAATGCATTATGACCGCCTTTCCAAAATACTTTGCCGTTTTCATCTTTTTGTGAGTCTATTTCCATGGAACAAATGCTACACTTACTCATTTTCCTCTCCTATTTCTTTTTAATATGGTTAATACAGTTGTCTTTGCTCATCTCTCCTAGAGTAGAAGCGATTAAAGCACATGCTATTTCTTTTCTTGCAAACATTGGTAAACGTTTAGCTTGTCTAAGTATCTCATTTATTTTATTTTCAATCGGTTCTCGTCCGGTTCTCATAAAAGGGGTTCCTTTGTTAGTTTATTTATTAGAAATTCTTTGTTCTTTTCTACATACTCATTTTCACTGAGTACATCCGTTTCTTTGTACAATTCTTTTTCTTCGATATAATGTCGATACATTCGTGCACAAAAAATATCCCATGTAGAGCGTTTATCTTTCCAAATTTTTGGCTGATACATCATTACTTTCTTCTCCTATATAAAAAGGTGAGAGGCTTGGGGACTGGGAGCTTTCAATCTAGACTTATATTATCCCTCACACTTAGCGCGACCATGTAACATAGTTCTGTTATCGTAGGCTTTTTTCCATTAACCCTTTGGACGTACCTCTCGTTCAAAATCATGCTACTATTTTTTACACTGAGTCGTAGCTTCTCAGGGCTTTATTTAAAGACTGGTTCCAATCCTGTCCTTCATGTTTTGAGCAGTTTAAGAAACTAATAGGATAAAAAACTTAAACTACTCTGGCACCTCATTTTAAGCCTTTACTTTCACAAAATAACCTTCGTCAACCAAACGTTTCTGGTAGAAACGGAAAATCCTGAGTGGATCTTGTCTGGTTGTAAGATTACCTTCTTTAACAGCTAACTTTACTAAGTCCTGTGCTGTGAAGCTGTTCTGATCTATATCAGATTTTTTAGCCTCATTGACAGTCTCAATTAACGCTTCCATCTGTGCTGTTTTACATTCAGCACCCTTACCAGTGTATTTGTACTGCGACCGTATTGAACCTTTAGTCGCTGTCACTGGTTTAGGTATCTTAGTTACTTTCGCCTTCATAATAGGCTTAGCAACTTTTGCCTTTGACTTCATCATCGGCGGTCTCTTTGCAGAGGGTGTCATTGTTATGACTTCCATAACTTTCTCCTTTCTATTTAAAAAATTGCCCTACCCCTGTGGTAGAACATACTAATAATATACCTACCATTAAAAGGAAAGTAAAGCAGTATTAGAACGCTATCAATCTTGGTCAACATAAGAACTTGTTGGACCACATAAGAGTTCGTTTACATCATCTACAGTAGTCCATAGATGTTTCGTTCCTTGTTCTCTAGGTATATCTTCTTCTACATGGCATACTAAATCGGCAAGTAACCTAATGGTTTCTTCGTATTTAGCTTTTAATTGTTCTAAGTTTAATCTTTGCGCCATACTCGTACTCCCGATATTTCATTCTCTAAGCGATATCTAAGCACAAAATGCATTTCTGGTTGTTGTTTTTTACCAAAAGTTCGTGTTGCTTGTGATAAGCGGTTTTTCATACGTTTAGAGTCATCACCTTCTTTCATTCTAATAAATATAGAGTCTCCAATCCTCATTTTTGAAAAAGGATATCGGGTTTGTGTTCCTCGTACGTCTTCAGGTAAAGGCACGCCTTCTTCAATAAAAAAAGCGTCTACCTCTCCTTGTGTTTCTTCTATGGGAGAACCGTTAGCGTCCCAACTTTCTAAATTTTGTATACTCATTAATGAGTCTCCTTTATTGATGTTAATTTATCTTCTAAATACTCTGACCAAAAAGACAATACTTGTTGAAAATCAGCATTGTCAAGTTCATCACATCCTTGCGCTTGCATGGTACTCGCAACTAGGCGAGACAGCTCAGTGTTGCCTGCCTCGTCTAGTGCGATCCATATCAAACACATAATGTCATGCGGAACTGAATATTTATCAGGATTGTTTACTTCTCTAGCTGGAACAACTTCCACGTTAGATAAATCCGCTGGTTTCATTATGCTACCTCTGCGTATTTAACAGCTAGATCAAGTGCTTTGCTTTTACGGTTGGCAGCTGCTCCAAACCATGCACTATGTAATGCGTTACCTTCTGTCTGAGACTCACGTAAGTGATCCTCTACATAAGTAACCGCGTTTAATGCTCCCCACCATGTGCCTCTACTTGAAGCAAGTTGTGATCCGGGAGACTCATCTAGAGCTTGTACTACTAATTTAGGAAACTTATTAAAGTTATCTATAATCGGTTCTTGCATACCTATAACTTTACCTTGTTCTCTAAGATCACGCTCTTTACGATACTCATCTAGCATAGCGGGTTGGTATATCTGGCTTACATACTCAAGAACATCAGAATGTTTAGCTTTCTTCTTAGATAGCAACGTTGCCGCTTCTCTAAACTCAGCCATACGCTCTGCAGATAAACCTAGTGTTTCCTCTGCGGCTTGTATAACGTCATCTCCGAACTCTCTAACGTGTGGCATACGAAATGAAGCCGTTCCACCTTGCTGTAAAGCAAAAGTTAACGTGTT